AAAGAAAAACAACGGCGTACGCTTTTCTGCTGATGTAAAGATAAGCGAAAAAGGAATTGGCAAGGACGTAAATATTGATATTCGCTATATAGACCTTACCAATCCTATTGAATGGGATCAATTGCAAAAGTGGCTTATAAAGTTAAGACGTACTCTTGAGGTAACTTTTGGTAATGAGGAAACATTGGATTGGTACTGCAATAGCGAGCATGAGCCAAGACGTAGTTGGGATGTATATATAGGAGAGTCGCAGTCACGAACTTGGTTGAATTAGTTAGAAATCCCTAATAGGCTAAGAGCCGAAGCGGTAACGTAGCAGGTCGCACCTGCATTAGGGAGCAAGGCAAAAGCCAAAAAAACACACAAATGTACGCATACAAAGATAACATATTATCCATACCTGCACGGCTCCTATACGATGATTGGGGACTGATGAGTTATGACTACTACAAGAAGCTATGTAGCCGTGGTAAGCTCATCACTACCCAACCAGGAAAAGGCTTAGGCAACGAAGCATGGGTATCTTTCCACGAATTGCCTGTGGTGAAAGGGGTTAATATCAAGGAGGTTTGCGTGAGAATGTTGGGCAGGCCCGAAGATAGTAAGATCTTACAGAATGACCTCGAACCTCTCTTGGTGCCCGACTTGGAAGCTATTAACTTCTTTTCAAGTCACCGCAAGCCCAATGGGAAACCCCTAAAGATAGAAGAGCAACGGGAAAAGGCTACTTCAGCTATGATTTTAAACGCTATTGAAAGCCTCTTTAAAGGGCGTATCAAAAACCCGCTTTACAAAGGAAAAAAGGTGGAGATATGGAAAAACATTAGCGAGGCTGTCAATACGCTGAACCCCGAACGTTGGCACTTTGATCTACCGAATAACCCAAGAAGTTTGCAACGCAAATATAACCAGTATCTCAGTGAGGGCTACTATGCTTTTATACACAAAGGAGAGGGATCTGGTAACGCCAAGGTAGTAACAGAAGTAATGGAAAGGCTTTTTATATCCATTTGTTGTATGCCTAACAAACCCTATATGAGCTCAGTGTATGATATTTATAGACAGTTCCTTTATGGTGAGATAGAAATCTTTGACAAATCCACAGGTGAACTTTTTAATGTGGAGCAGGACTTTTGCGACGAACATGGCAATATCTTAGAAGTCTCTGAAAGCACCGTAAAGCTATGGCTGAACAAACCCGAAAATCAGTTGGTTATCAAGAAAGCCCGCAATGGAGAATATGACTTTAGCCACAAGGAACGTCCGCACGTCAATCGTCACGCACCGCTTTACTCTATGAGTAAAATAACCTTAGATGACCGAGACCTAATGCACACCAAACTGCCCAATGGAGACAAGGTTATGGCCTACTATGCTTATGACGTGATGAGTACAGCTTTGATTGGTATTGCACACAGTAAAAAGAAAGACAACGAACTATTCTTGGACTGCTTCCGCTCTATGTTTCGCTTTACGGCTCAATATGGCATAGGCACCCCAATGCAGATAGAAGTAGAGCGACACCTTACAGGCGAACACGTGGAGGGCTTGCTCAAAGCTAACAATATTTTTCCGTTTGTCCGATTCTGTAACCCAACCAATTCGCAAGAGAAGTATGCCGAGACCATGATACGAGGTAAGAAGTATGGAATAGAGAAAGACAGACACCAAAATGTAGGGCGACACTATGCACGACGAGACAGCAACCGAGTAACTACACAGAAGATATTTGACGAGTTCAACGACAACTACAAGGAGGCTAAGGCTACCTACGAAGAGATAGTAGCCTCTGAAATGGAAGAGCAAACCCTCTATAACAATGAGCTACACCCCGACCAAGAGCGCTTCCCTGGAAAGACACGTTTGCAGGTATTTTTAGAAAATGTAAATCCGAACCTACCCAAACTCAACCGAGCCCTCTTAGCGCAATATATAGGCAGATGTGTGCCTACAACAATACGCAGGAACCAATATGTAACGGTGCAATATCAAAAGTACCAACTGCCCAACCCACAAGTTATTTCCCTGCTTTCCTCCTACGAGGTGCAGGCTTATTACCTCCCCAATGAGGAGGGTGTAGAGGAGGTGTATTTGTACCAAGAAAACCAATTCCTCTGCGAGTGTAAGCGCCTTAAGAGCTTCAACCGAGCCAATGCCGAATGGACAGAAGAGGATAAGGAGATATACCAAGAGCAAATGCATTATATCAAGCAGTTTGACCAATATACGAAAGAAAAAACCACTGAAAAGCTCTCAAAGGTAGGCATGCTTTCGATGGAGAAAAAGACACAAAAAGTAGCCGCTTCTGCCCCTACTGTAGCCTATGAGGAGCAGAAAACTACTAACTACAAAGCCTATCAGAAAACTAAAACAGAAATGATAAATAAAGCCTTATTAGACCTATGATCACAACAGCATTAAAAGAAAAAATCATTTTGGCGATTGCCGAAAACAGAAAGAATTACCAATCCGACAGCAAGCACGCACAGAGCTTGGGGATTAACACAGCACAGTACAGCCGTATCAAGAAAGGCGAATTAGAAGGAGTGCTTAGCGATGCCAATTGGGTCAGCATAGCCCGCAGGCTCCAAGTACAACTCAAGGACGAACGCCCTTGGGTTACGGTGGAAACAGAGACCTTCCAATACATCTACCTACAACTTTCGGCCTGCCAAGAGCGTTCCATCTCGGCTATCCTATGCGATAGGGCAGGTATTGGCAAGACACATACGGCAAAGGTATATGTCAGCAAGAACAAGAATGCAGTGTATATAGACTGCTCCCAGGTAAAGACAAAGCAGAAGCTCATACGCAAGATCGCACAAGAGTTTGGGATTGCTCACACGGGGCGCTATGCCGATGTATATGAGGACTTAGTATTCTATGTAAAACAATTGGAAAACCCACTTATCATCTTGGACGAGGCGGGAGACTTGGAGTACCACGCTTTCCTTGAACTCAAGAGCCTATGGAATGCTACCGAGTACGCTTGTGGTTGGTATATGATGGGTGCCGACGGATTACAATCAAAAATAGAACGCAACAAGGACATCAAAAAAGTGGGATATGCAGAGATATTTGACCGCTACGGCTCCAAGTATAGCCGCGTAAGTCCTGCCCAAGACAACGAAGCAATTACGGCTTTCCTCTTGGGGCAAATAGCCCAGATAGGCGAAGCAAACGGCTCTACCCTTACCCCCGAACAACTCTTTGCTCGTACCAAGGGAAGCCTTAGGAAAGTGCGCACGGTAATAATGACAAGTGATAAATGACTAATGATAAGCAACAAATGACTAATGACAAAGTAATGATACCAAGGGCTTATACATACGAGGACTTGGCGAGAAAGAAATATAAGACATTACCTCTGAAAGGAGCATGGAAAGAACACTTAGGGGAGATAGAGCGAGCAGGGAGTATCCTTATCTATGGAGATTCGGGGCACGGAAAGACAACCTACGCACTACAATTGATGCGGGAGTTATGCCAAGGGGAGAAAGTGCTATACAACTCTTTGGAAGAGTGCGGGAGCCTTTCATTGCTTACTAACTTGGAACGTACAGGGCTTAAGCAGTACAAAAACAAATACTTGGTATGTGGAGAGCCTTTGGACAAGCTCATACAACGCCTTAGTCGCCCACAGCAACCTAAAATAGTCTTTATAGATAGCGTACAGGCTTGTTTTAGAGGACAGAAAGCAACGGCTTATCATGATCTTATCCTGCAATTTCCTCAAACCCTATTTATAGGAATCTCACAAATGAGTAAGGGAATGCCCAAAGGAGCTGTAGCGGAGGAGTTCTATTGGTTTTGCCAAGATAGAATCTTAGTAAAGGACTTCAAGGCCTATATAGAGAAGACACGAACAGGGGGAAATGAGTTGGATCCCTACATCATCTCCGAGAGCAAAGCGGGGGAGAGAGAACTAAAACTCATAAAATAGAGACAAGTAACTAATGACTAATAGAAATGGAAACCATAGAAAAGCAAAAGACATTTAGGCATTGCCTGCTGTACTACTTGGATTGTAGTTATAGGCAATATGAAGCGCTCAAGTATGGGTACTTCCTTACTTGGTGTGAGCAGGTGAATAGGGAAAAACGAATCGTGAAAAACGTAGCTGACTTGGTGGGGAATGACTATCTCAACAACTGGTTTGATGACCAATGGCACTACTATGTGGAGTGTGATATAGCGTATTACTATGGAAAGGCACTTAGAGAGGGCGTATTTGACCAATCAGATATAGAACTAATGATAGAGATTGCGGCAGAGCAGATTAATCATATATACCCGAAAGTGCTATTAAGTAAAATCAGAAGAGAACTCAAATTTCAAAACTAATGAAACAGCTATATACAGATGTACTAAGGTTGGATAACTTCCTACAAGCCTTAACAGCACAAGAGCGGATGATGATACACCAGTATCACACAGGCTACAGGACATACGTACCGATAGTGGTACTGACCATATACGAATGGATACGAGAAAACAACTGGGAAGCCCCCGACTTCCGCTATAACCCAGAAAGAGTATTGACTTGGTACAATCGGGATACAAAGACATGGGAGCCTATAGAAGCCCATAAATTATATAAAGCAAAAGTAGAACGATAATTTTAAAAATAGATATTACCATGAGTGTAGATTTATCACAACTAAGTGCCGAGGAACGTGCAGCACTTATAGAACAGGCGAAAGAATTAGACGCCAAGGAAAAGGTAGAAAAACAAAAAGCCTACGAGGAGATGAAGGCAGATGCGATTACGAGCCTTATCACTATTGCCAAGGATATCAACGAGCAATTGAAGGAGTTCAAACAGCATTCGTTTGAGACGATGGATACCCTATACGAGCTACTGAAGGAGTACAGCGGGCGACACGCTGAAGGTAAGGGTAACTTTAAGATTGAGTTTGGTGCCTTCAAGGTGGAGTACAACAAGCAGGGTAAAGGCTCCTATGACGAACGCGCTACCGAGGCGGAGAAATACATCTTTGACTTCATAGAAGGGCGCTACTCTGGGGATGAGGGCACTAAGGAGTTTATCCTTTCCTTATTGGAGCGTAAAAAGGGAGAACTTGACCCCGATAACATCCAGAAGCTCTACAAGTATGAGAGCAAGTTTGCCGACCCAAATTTTTCGAAGGCGTGTGAGCTATTCCGTGAGAGTTATCAGTATAACCACTCTAAGGATTATATCCGATTCTACGAGAAAGATGAGCACGGAAAGTGGCAGAATATACTCTTACAATTTTCAGCTATATAGTCCCCCTAACCCCCGAAGGGGGAACAAATATACCCTGCCCTTAGCGTGTCGTTGGTATTAAGGGGACGCCCATAAGAGACCCCCTAAGGCAGGGTTTTTAAATAACCTTTAAAAACGATTTAAAATGAAAGAAAAACCAACACATTACTATTGCTTTTTTGGCAATGGCACACAAACAAAAAATAAGTTACAAGCTGAATTTTCCGAATTTCTAAGAGGAATGGAAGGAGAGTTGTATCAAGCCTCCGATTTAGATATAATAAAGCGATACATCATTGAAAAAGCCAAAGAGTTAAACAAAGAGTATCCCCGATGTAAGGCCTTAGATGTTTCTTTTGAACAATACTCAAAAAAGGATTATATCCACTATCTATGTGGTATTGAGTTTAACGCATTTCGGCTAATACCTGCTTATCTTATTAAACTTAAAAACGATTTAAAATGATTAGCACACGACAACTAAAGATCCTACAAAGCCTCTTAGGAAAGAGGTTTAAGGACAGAGAAGGGCGCTTGGCTTTTCTATCGGACTTTGTCTTTAGAGAGCTGGGTTCAAGCAAGGAGCTAACCGAAGAAGAAGCCTTTGAGATATTAGACTGGCTGAAGTATAATTACAGTAAGGAGGCATACTTTGATAGTCATAATATGCAACACCTTAGCCTACTGGCTAAGTGTCACGAACTGGGGTGGGTGCAGGTGGAAAACCCAAGGATCCCCGACCTTCAGCGATTGGGTAAGTGGTTACTTTCTAAAAAGTGTCCTGTACAGAAACCTTTAAAAGAAATGACTACTAAGGAAGTCAGTAAGGTAATAGGATCGTTAGAAAAGATAATTGAGAAACGATATGAAAAGAAGAAGTGACAAACGACAAACGACAAGTGACAAATGCCCTCACAAACACCAAGTATTACGCACGATAGGAGGATATTGTACTGTAGTGATAACTGCTGTGTTTTGCCAAGATTGTGGGAAACAACTAACAAAAACAAAAGTAGAAACCTAATGAGATTAAGAGTGTGGTATGGGCTTCGTAAGCTCACAAAAAAAGCCGTAAAAAAGCCCGCTATTGTTATTGTCTATGAGAACTCTTGGTATTGGAAAAACGAGGATAGAATAAATCAAGCTATGAAAGTAATATATACTCGTTACCAAACAGAACAAGAGGCTTCCGATGCTCCTAATAGCAGATATACATACATCTACTATGAGTTGTTTTTAGAAGATAGACTCTTTAAAAAATCTCCAGAACTCGCTATACAGTACAACAGCTATTCGGACAGAAAGCAGGTTAGTGAAGAGGAAAGGGAGCTTATCGCAAGTAAAATAAGAGCAGAGATATACAAGTTCTACAATATTCAGGAGCCTGATAGCATACCTATCAATAGCTGGCAATTAATCATTAACCATTAATCATTAAAAAATGACCTATATAGTAACCATACGCAGTTGTGCCGTTGTGCTAAAGCTGACCTATAAAGGAGGAAAGTTCCAAAAGATGGAAGTCAAAAAAGGCACATTGGAGGGCGAGCGCCTCAAGCAAATAGGGCTATTGGTTCCTCCCTTGGAAAACCTTATAGAGGAATGGCAAGGGACTTGGGGTGATAGAGTTACCTACCGAGAGGAAGAGGCGAACCCGCCGAGCTTATACGCCCTATTCTTAGATGAGTGGTTTGCTTTCTATAACCGATTGTTCGGGTTTGCTCCCAAATTCACTGGGGCAGACGGCAATGCCCTCAAGCAGATTATCTCCTACCTTACGAGCAACTCAGCCGATGAGACAGAGGCCTTATCCACTTGGCAGTACCTACTCAGCAATTGGCAAAAGTTAGACGAGTTCCATCAAAGGAATACAGACTTGAAGTACATCAATTCCCAACTCAATAAAATATTACAAAATGCAAAACGAGGTAATAGTAGTAAGACCCAACGAATTAGCGACGATTTCAAACGAGAAGTTCTTAGAGGCCTATTCGCCGAATAACTGTCTTATGCGAAGTGTAACGCTCAAGGGAGTGAGCGATGCTGTTAGTCGTAAGACCGTAAGCTTAGTAGATATTAAAAAGAACAGAGGACAAGCATTTTTAAGGAGCTACATAGCCCTATGGCTGATAGAGCTTAATGAGCTGTTGAACCTTAAAAATCCCCTATCAGAGGCGCAAATAAAGTTATGTACCGAACAAATCATCACAGATTATTCTTTTTTGAAGCTCTCAGAACTCTCACTTATCTTCAAGAGGATTGTTTCGGGTGAGTTTGGCGAACTATATGAGCGTATCAGTATGCCTAAGCTGATGACTATATTCCGTAAGTATGAGCAAGAGCGCACAGAAGTTGTAATCAGTGAGAGCAGTCAAGATCATGAGAACTTCCGCTACCAAGAAAGCCGAACGGAAAGCTACAATGAAGAGATAGTAAGGTTATTAAAGCGAGATAAAAAACATTGACCCAAGCTAACAATGTCTGCTAAAATCCAATTTGGATAATAGCAGACGTTTTTTTAATTTTGCACAGAAAAAGTATTATTATGAAGACCTATACAATACAGCGAAAAGAACGACTAAAACAGCGTAATGAGTGCGTGCGAAAGCTCTTTGAGAGCCTTAGTGGTCGTCATCCCCAATGGAGGGCGGAAGCTATTATAGCAGAAGTAGCTGCGCAGATGTATCTTTCCCCTCGTACAGTGGAGGCGATAGTCTTCTATGAGGGAATCTATGCAGAAAAATAAAATAATTGAAAAAGTTTTGGTAGTTTAAAATAAAGTTGTACTTTTGTGCCATCGATTCTGCGGATTCGATATCACCAACGCCTATGTTAAGACTTTTCTTATCATAGGCGTTCGGGTTTATTGTAGAAATTCTATCTTCTCTAACTCTCCACTTTCTTTTAGTATCCATACCTCTTTTATCTGTTTTCCTTCCTTAATTCTAAACTTAATCAGCTTTTTAAGATGCTCTATTGTATAATTACCCTTTTCTATTATAATACAATCAGATTGTTTTAATCCCCTTGAAAGCATATTTGGTAAAGAGTTTTTAGCGTCTCTATGCCCCTCGTGCTCATAGAACTTATTCCCTACTTTAAAATCGGGACATTTACCCCAATAAGGAGTTCCTTGCAAATCGGCATAAAGTTGCTGATAGAGTTCGTTTCGCAGGGGTGAATTAAACCTTGGTAGTATGATTGTTTCTTTTCCTTGCTTAGCGAAAAAGTCGCAACATTTATATACACGCTCATAGTCCGACCCCTCCATATTTACAAGGTTAGAAATAGTAATCTTTCCTCCATTAGGGTATTCTTTTACCACCTTCTCAATATAGTTTTCTCCGAGCTTTTCCAATCGTTTTTCCACCTGCTTTTCTACTTCCTTAACGACTTTTTCGCTCATTCCTTTGGCGTATGGTATTATAGGAAATATCTCCCCCGAAAGAGCAGGGTTATTAGCAAAGGCTTCTTTTATGGGAACCTCTTCTGTATGTACTCCTTCTGTTACTGGAGTAGCAGTAGGCTCTACATAGCAACGACAGCCCCAATCATTAGGAGGTAGGTGTGTTTGCCAAAAAGAATGCTCCACAGGTAGCGTAAGCCCATCCCAGGCACGGTGTGTTTCACGAGTTCGCTCATCGTGTACCGCGTGATAAGTAAGGTTAGGGTATATGCGCTTATTGGCTATATACTCCTCGTACTTTTGTGCAGAGAGCGCATTAGCCACTGTTTGGTTGTACTCGGTTTGTAGCCAACGCTTGTTGTAAAGCGTGTCAAGCTTTTCGGCTTCCTTTTTAAACTCACTCCATGGGAGTACACGCCCATCTTTGGTAAGGGCTTGTTCTATCTGCTGCTTGAAGCTCGTTTCTTTGAAAGCCGAAAAAGTAGCTATGTTGTGCTTGAGGCTACTAACCAAATCGGGGTTTGCTTGTTCTATTTTGGAACTATAGCCTATTTCTACTGCTTTAGAGAGGTGCCTATAATAATACCTCCATAGCTTTTCCGATAGGGGTTCGCTAACACCTCTTTCTTGGAAAACCATACGAATATACTCCTCAATAAGCCTACTCAAGTCGTTGTCTTCCTTGCTGAGCTTTATAGGCTCGTGTTCGGAGCAACAATGGGTGTGATAGTGTAACTTGAGTAGGCTTAGGCTTTTTTTGACTCACCCTCACTACTTCCGCCAAAGGTAGAGGTAGGCATACTTTCTATTTCTACCCCATAAGTACGCTCTATATAGT